CCAATGGTGCGGTGACAACTCACACCACCTCAACCTTAGTGAGCTGGGGCAAACCCCTTTCGCTCAGGCCATGCCTGACGAATTCAAAAATGCCTGTGCGGTGACCGCTTATCGCGCTTACTACAACGCCGAGAAGGCTTACTTCGCTAAGTGGACTCGGCGCGAGCAACCTGAATGGTTCAACTATGCGTGGCCTGCCACAACCCCTTAACTCAAATAATTAAAATGACATTAGACAAACTGCAAAGCCGCCAAGCCACCGAGCATCAGAAACTTTCCGACGAGATCGTCGAGAACGTAGCCGACCGCAAGTGGACGAAGGACACTCTCGCCAAGAACCTTGACGCCATCTACATGATGGGCATCAGGCACGGGTGGGAGGCAGCCAGTCGCGCACCCAAAGCAATTCTGGATGCCGTTGCAGACTCAGAAGAACTAGAGATTATTAGCCGCTAGTCGTCCAACCGGAGGAAGCGGGGGTTCTTCGACTGCTCGTTCATAAGCCACTTGAGCCGTTGCTGGCCTTGGGTAGTTCTCATCAGGGACTGCACGAGGTCAGTTGTTGGGACTGGGTTCTCCATGAACCCTGCAAACAGCAACTTGGTTCGGCGGTCCCCGTATCGGGCAGCCCGTAGTTTGCTATAAAGTTCAGCGTTCTTTACGCCAAGGCCGTTGAACCCGCGTAATGCTTGGGACATTCTTTGGTTGATCCTCATGCGGGATTCCAAGACATCTTTGTAGACGCTCCTCACAGACCCCTCACCCATTCCCTTGCTCTGCTTGAGCTTATTGAATCGGGCCTGAACTCGACGTTGCTCATCCCGAAGTTGGTATACAACCCGAGAGAACTGATCGGCGGGGTCATTTGCGCGGGGCCTTACTGGATAAAACTCACTTGCGATTATCCCGAACGGGGAGTCGGCGAACTTTTCAACCTCTCCGCCAGCGGCCTGAAACGCCTCCATTACTTTTAATGGAGTTCGGGGACCGTAAGCCTCCCTGCCCACGTAGAGCATTTGCTTGCCCAGCTTCCGCCACAGCGGATCGGACTCCTCGAAAATCGGCCTGCCGGATCGGGCGTCCCTGTTCTCTTTAACGTCCATGATGGACCCCGCGAGGATCTGGTCCCCGAGGTATGGCTCAAGAAATGCGGTCGTTATGATCTTCTCGGCAGCGGTGACGGGCTCCCCCCTGACGAGGTGTTCTATTCCACGGAGGAACGGGTCAGCGATCACGGCGAACGGGTTCAGGTAGGTGAGGTCGAACGTAGTGAGGTCTCCCTCCTTGCCTCCTGACAGTTTACGCGCTGCCTTAGCGATGGCGCTGTCCCCTTTGAAGTAATAGAAAGTATGGTTTCTGAGATAAGGGGGGAGGGACATGCGATATGCCTCGTCCTCATCTTCACCCATCCCAGACAACAACCGCATAAGAAGAGCGGGGGCGGCTGTCGAGAACACTGCTACCGTCCCGAATCCAGCCATTCGTCTCCGCCCGCGAGACTTGATGACTGGGTTGGAATCCTTCATCTCCTTACGCGCCAGCGTGAACGTGTTCACCGCGATTCGTGGAACCTCCGCCGTGAACCGGATGAACGGTGCGATGACGAGACCAACACCGGACCCGCTTATTTTCTTCACGAGTGGGATGGCCCTAGAGTATGACTGAGCGGTGGCCGAGACGATGTCAGCGGCTGCCTGCTTCTTCTGCATGTCGGACATGAGAGAATACTTCCGGTCCTTTTGTGGCATCCCCTTCTCTGCTTCGGCTGCCTTCTCAATGACCGCCAACTCGTGCTCAAAGTATCCGATCTTGTAGAACGAATCCATTGCGGACCCGAGTCGGGCAGCAGTGTTATGGATAGACGCGAGAGCCTTAGCCCCTTTGGCTTTGGCTGCTCTCTTGTTGAGGTCAGCTAGCTTCCCTTCAAGGGACTCGAAAGTCTCTTCTCCGCGCATCAGCTTAATCATAATCTCCGAGCGGACTTCGTCACCGAACACACCGAGAGCTTCAAGCTCCCGCAAGTATGCACTGGTCTGAGCTGAGTTGCCCCTGAAGGCTCGGCCCGTAGCTATTGCGGCAGACATACCCGTTCCGCTGTGTGGGTTCCCAGAGTAGAGAGATTTAGCCGCTCCGAAATACCCCTGAGCTGGACCGAAGAACAGCACGTTACTCAGCATGTTGCGGAGGTAGAATCCGATTGAACCCAATGTCTTGGCAGCCATGGCGGTTCCCGTCGCTTTCTGTGCGAAAGTAACTACGTTGTGAATCGCCCGAGAAGAAGCGTCGTTGGCTTGCCGCACCGTCTGCTGGAACATCGGGCGGATGTCTTCGATGACTTCTTTCGTCGCATACATTCCGGCCAGAGGGTTCAACCCACTGTCAGCACCAGAGGACACGATGGGCTTCATCGAGTTGATCAGGTCGAACTCTTCTTTCGTCTTGGCTTTTTTCAACGCTTCGTTCCGTTGAGTGGAGGTCATAAGCCAACCGCCCTGTTGCCCTTGCTCTCGCATTGCGTTGAGGAATGACTGGTGGGCAGCAATTTTGGATACCGTTCCTAACGTGTAGAGGAGCGAGTCGATGCTGTCTTCCGGCACGTTGTTCGCGCCCATCAAGTCCGCGAGCGGCTTGGGGATCTCGGCCCTCCCTTCAAGGTTTTTGGTCAGCGCCTTGAGTGAGTCAGACATTCGGGCGGGCAGGGAGGCGGGCTTACCTGCCAAGTCGAACGCCGACGCAAAGTCTACCGCTCCGGTCTCAGTATCAAATGAATTGAGGAAGTCATGCACCATCTTGTATCCGAGCGACTGGCTCCCTTCTTCGCGGCTGTCGTATTTAGCTTCGGCTGCTGCCTGTGCTTCGGCATCCGTTCTCCCATCTTTCCTGAACCTGTCGTATTCAAACTTGATATACTGGTCGCGCATGAAGTCGATGGCGGCGTCCCTTACAGCCCGCGCACCGTCCTCCTCCGAGGTAAGAATGCGCTCAACGTAGTCTGTGTCGGAGAACATCTGATACCTGCGCGTCACGTAAAGTCCCATATTGTTATCGAACTTAACGCTCAGGTCTTTCTTGGAGAACACCCCAAACAAGTCCTTGGCTTTCGCGGACAGTTCGTCAGTCAGCCGACGGAGGTCGAGGAGAACGGGGAACAAGTTGGGGGCCGATTCACGCAAACTGTCGAACGCCTCGTTCCGGTCCTTGATCATGTCGGCCTTCTTGGCGTCGAACGATTTGGCTTTGTCCTCTTCGTAATCCTTTTGGGCTTTTTCGTAGGCGGCGTCCTTGGTGGCTTTAAGGGCGGCCTTAGAAGATTCCTGCTTTGACTTACGGGCTTTGGCTGCTGCGGAGTATAGCTTCTGCCTCTTGTCTGGGTCTGACTCGGCAGCGTCTATCTTAACCCGCTCGGCATCCTCTGCCTGTTTGTGTTTAGCATACTCGGTGGCGAGGTCGCTTTGATACTGGGCGTGAGCTGCATCCTTCACCTTGTTCCGTGCGTCCAGCAACACGTTGTCTGGGTCTGGGTCGATGTTGTCCGTGGTTCCGGTAGCCGCTTGGATGGTGTCCCACGGAATGTCTGCGGAGTTCGGGAAGTCTTTTTTCAGCGCGGCCTTATACTTGGTGTGGTATTCATCGACCACCTTATCGGAAGCTCTGAGGAACGAGTCCCGCTGCCTGACGTAACGCTGCACGGTCGGGTCGGTCTCTCCCTTGAACAACTTCATAAACGTCCCCTTCACGTTCTGGAATCCACCCTTCTCGATGAACGGCATCTCCAAGACCTCGATGAACTGGCTGTAGTCCACGCCCTCCGAGTTGAATTCGGACGGGAGGTCGGAGGCGGCTCCGAAAGTTGTGACGCCGGAGTGAATGTATTTCGGGCTGTCTGGGTTGAACCTGTCGCTCAGTGGAACGATCTCCCCTTTCGAGTCCAAGGTTATCGGGGCCACACTCTTGACGAGGTTGGGGTTACGAATAGCGAGATTCATGTGCTCGTCTTTGGGTAGGCCGTCGTCACCCGCGTATTCGGGGAGCATTCTTTGTCCACCCCCCACTTCGGTGACGAGCATCCCGTCGTATTTAGACAGGATTATGTCCACCAGTTCGGGCTTCTCCCAATATAGCCAGTAGCCCCTCTTAATTTTATCGAGGATGGATTCACTGAACACCTCTCCAACGTCGCCGTATGACGATCTCGTGTCTCGGTAATCTTTGAGAACTTCCGCGTCTGTGGCGTATTCGGCGTTAGGACCGAAATACTCGCGGGCAAAAGCCACGCCCATATCGTCAATAAATTCTTCCCAGTTAACACGAGGGTCAAACACACTCATCTCGTCTTTTGCCACGACGGGTATGACCGCGTGTCCATCAACCCCTGTTTCTTGCATCTGGATGAACTCTTCAGCCTTGAGAACTTTTGGGGAAAAGAAAGTGAGGCCGAACTTACCGGCAAAATCGCTTTTGCTAGGGTCGAACGTGTCAAACTTGGGTCGCTTATCTTTCGCCACGCTAGTCCCATGATACATGTTCCGCCGCGACCACCCCGTAAGTTCAGCCGCCCTATCCACGAGAGGTTGTAGCCTTTTCGTTATTTGGTCCGCCACCATTTGTGGGACCGACATATCGGGAGCGTCGTCCCCGAACGATTCAAGGTCGGGGGAGAAACCAAACCCTTCGAATTCCTCGCCGAGAAATTCATAGAGGTAGCCCTGTTGCACCTCTTCTGTCTGAGTAAGAATTGTCTTGATCTGGGCAGCCTCTTTGGCGTTAGTCGATCCGTTCCTTATCCTCGGGTCGCTGGAAAGGACGCCCCTATATTCGTTGAGAATACTGTCGTATTCCTCTTGGATTTCCTTCAGCTCCTTGGCTTGCTCGCCTGTTAAGCTGTCGCCTTCCTTTTGCCCGAAGCTCGTCGTGATACCCGAAAACATGTGGGCGTCCTTACCCTCGTCGAACCGCTTCGACGGTGGGATTATGTTCCCGCCCTTGTCGTAGGTTTTGGTGTGGGAGGTCTTTACTTTGGACGGGTCGCGCACAGCGATGTTGAAGGTGCTGTCTGGGTCAACCCGCTTATCACTTGCGTATTCCGAAATAAGGATCGCGTCGTATCCCATGTCGAACACCGCGTCTATTACCGCTGGCCTTTCCCACCAATCCCATTTGCCGTTGACCATGCGGTAGTAATCTTCCGAGTGTTGGGCGGCAACATCATCTCTTTTTATTTCTGCTTTGGGCGGGAGGTGAAACGGGACAGGGTCCGCCGGAGAAACTCCCCGTGGAGTAATAGGGGAATACGCCAAGTTGCCAAGTCTGCCTTCGGCTTTCAACCTGTTTAAGATGTCGGCGACCTGTTCCCAATCCTCCCGTGGGTCGAAGATCTTATCCGCCTTGATGAATGTGGGCAGGACGATAGGTTCGTAATATTCAGATCCCTTGTAGAACGATGTATCTTCCGACCCCATATGGTCTGTCTTCATCGTTGCAAAGGATCTGGCAGAGTAATCCCGAGGAGTGAAAAACATCAATCCTGTTGCGGGAGTGTAATGCTCTCCGGTAGCCCCCCTGTAAACCTCGAAAGGATATCTGTGGTTAAAGGACTTCTCATCTGCAAACTCCTTTATGTTATCCAGCAGATCATCGGGAACAAGCTGTGCGGAATACCCCTTGTTCATTACAGGGTCTCCATCTGCCGTGATGTGTGAGATGCCATACTTGGCGAACAAAGCCTGCACACTTAACTTGCGGGCGGTGCCGTGATACAGCGACGGGGAGTAACCTTTGAGCGTGGCTACCTCCAGAATAAGATCCCGCTGTTTTTCGCTGAGTTCGACTCTCTCTTCAGCGGTGGGGGCTTGCTTCCGCTTCTGCTCAAGCGCAAAGAACTCGCGGTCGATTGCCCGCAGTCTTATCGGCACGTTGCCAACGTCTTTCCTCGCCTCTTGCTGTCTCTGCGGGGCTTTCTTGATTACATCCAGAAACGACGGCTCTTCTGAGTCCCCAGTCAGTTGGATGGCAGGCGATTCGTCACGTTCTTCTACATCGGTGCGAATTCTAAGCCTGTCCCTGCGCGGCTCAAACACTCGCCGCATGGCTTCACTTGCGAAGCCGTAATCTTCGTCGCCCATTCGGGCGGTGATGCCAGAAGCTAGTCTTCCTTCTTCGGGCTGGGGCGCGATCCGCTGAAACCTCTCCCGCCGACCACGAATCCACGTTTGAACATCGGGTCCGAATCGGGGACTGAGGGTAAGTATCCCCTCCCCCGCTTTGTCCGTTTTCCAGTCGTGGTATCCGTATTCTCCGACTGTTGTGATTTCTTCAAGTTCTGCTTCCTGCTCATATTGTTCGATAATTTTATCAGTAAACGTGTCGTCTGTCAACACAGGAAGCATGTTCATGTAGTCCATCTTATAGTTAACTACAATTATCTGGTTAACGCCCACCTTCGTGAACCCCAAGTCGGGGTGCGTGGCCGACAAGAAATCCTGTATCTCTTGTTCCTTGGACTCTGTTAAATCTTCTGCGAAAGTGAGGCGAACACCGTGGGACTGGTTGTTGCCCCCAACGATGTGCATCAGGTTGTCTCGCCTAAAGGACTCGGCTGCTTCCTTCGCTTCCTTATCGGCTTTGTCGATACGCTGTTGCTCGGTGAGGTCGGGGTCTTCGGTGACGGTCGGAACAAAGACAGGGGTCTCCTCCATCCTTTTTGTTTCCTTGCTCCGTAGCTTGTATGGCTTGCCCTTTTTATTCTGGATTTGATACCCCTCGCCATCTTCAACCTTTACAACTTTGCCCGTATCAATTTTAGCGTTTTCACTCGCGGCGAACTTCTCCGCTTCTTCCTGCGTTTCAAACCGAGCGCCCCCTCTGGAGGTCGTTCCACGCTTTGATACTTTGTAGAAAACATCCTGCTTCGTGTGCTTAACGAACCTAGCCCACGGCACGGCGTCCTGCATGAAGATGTATTGCAGCCCCCGTGCGTAAGCGCGGATAGCGTCGTCGTCGTAAGTCTCCTTGCCCCCTACGTCTTTTGGTTTGTTGGGGTAAAGGGTGGACAGGACGTTAGGCGTAATTCCGCCTTGGTATCCCCCCATAGAGATTTTTGCTGTGGATAGCGCGATGCCCAGTTCCTTTGCGAGGAGGTCTTCTCCGGTAGTAGGGTCGATGATCAATCGCATCGCTTGCTCCGTGAACGACCTTTTCTCGTCAATAGACATGGCGGCTAGGCGTTCTCCTACCTCTGTTTTTGTAGACGCGATTACTTCCCACGTTGCCAACAGCCCCATCGAGTTTACGAAGTAATCGAAAGAACGGGACGCTTCAACGAAATCAACTCCGGTTGCGGCCAGTGCGTTCTCTGTCCACCTACGTTGGTGGTCTCGCTCAGATGGCGCATCGGACATGACTTCTTTTTTCTTCCCCTTGACCATCTTGGTCACTTTCCTCTTGGTGAAGATGCGCTCTTGGCCTCTTCTGACCAAGTCCCCCGCCGCTATGCTTTCGGCTTCTGTCTTCTTCTTGACCGCTTTGTCTTCGGAACGAGCTTTGATTGCAGTCCAGATCATCGCCTGCACTTGGTGCGCCTCGTATCGGGGTTCCCCCTCGGCAAGGTTCTGGTTCAAAGAGTAGGTGATGCGGTTGATCATCTTCTCGGAAAACCCGAACGGCCCTTTCCCTTCTTTGTCGGTCAGCCCGATAGTATCGTAGCCCAAGGCCCTGTAGACCCACATGTCCACGGTGACTGGCTGCTGGATGTCTTCCAAGAACGCGGTGTCGATACGCATCGCCTTCAGTTGTTCCGGTGTCGCTTCCTGCACGATGTGGAACATGATGTTCTTGTAGAAATTGTCCGTCTTCCGGCCTACCCAATCTTTGTTGTCGTATAGGACGGCACGAGCTTTGTTATCCTGAACCGCAGTTTTAACCTTATAGTCTTCGCGGGAGACGTTATTGGCGTGTTGCTCGTAACCCCGAATAGCGAAATAGGTATTAACCTGCACTCCGGTTTGCGGGGAGTAGATAGCCAACAACGCGATGAGCTTTTCGGCTTCGACAACATCACCGTTGGTTATTTCGAGAATCTTCTTGGCGGCGTCTTCATACCAGAAGCGGCCTACCGCCCCCTCGACAGTTAGCTTCTTGAGGCGCTCTTCCAGATTTTCGACATCCTTTTCTGTTAGGGGGTCTTCCGAAGGCTTTTCTCCTTCGGACAGCATCCCCGCTTGAAACTTGCGGAGTGGAGCACCTTGGAACCTACCATCCTCAAACCTATCATACTCAAGTTCTTCAGGGAGACCCCCCTCGAAATCAAAGTCTGCAAAGCTGATCATTTCCTGCGGCTCTCTGTCCGTCGGACTTTCGACGGTAATACCGGAGTCCACGAACTGGTCACCGTTGAATGCCACGTTAAGTATATTATCGCGTCTCGCGATAAGGGTGTTGATCATGTCGGTGCTGTCTACACCCACACCCATTACACTTTCGACGGCTGACCGGATAACCTCATCGGTCATTTTACGCAACTTGTTCGCGCTGTTCTGGAGGTCAGCAGTGGACATGTCGCCGAACACTTCCCCTGCCTGCCCCATCACGCGCAGCGTTGCGAACTCAGAACCTTCCTCGTTCCAAGCGCCACCCTTCGGTTCACCCTGCGCCCTGAACTTGAGTGCTCCACCCGTGTCTACATGAACCACGTTCCCTTCACCATCAACCATCAGGTTGTCATACACCAACCCGACAACATCCCAGTTGGCCAACCACGCGTGGACTGCGAAGTCGTCATAAGCTAGTTTACGCATCGCTGGATCTTCTGGGTCGAAGTCCGTGAAGTCTTCTCGCCACTCAGAGGCCGTCCCCAGAACGTCCTCTCCCGCTGCATTTTTGCCCGTCGCCAATCGGATGGGGAGAACATCAGCTCCTACAGTCTCGTAAAGAATCGTGGCCAGCACCTCATTACGAGCGTGTTCCGGTGTCTTGCTCTGTTTGAAGTAATGCTTCTTCCCATTCTCGTCTTCATACACCCCACCCATGTTAGAGCCAAGCTGTCTGCCAACCTTGTCCCACTCGCGGGCGTTGATAACATCGCCTGCATCTTCTGGAACCTGAACCGTGATCCCTGAATCCACCATCACGCGTTCGGTTTCCCTCGGCTCATCGGCCCGTTCGATAGGCTTGTTCATGTTCGCCTGTTTCCTGAACTGTTCGATGACAGACTCAGGGTTGTTCGGGTCGAAGGGCTTGAGGTTGGATATGTGCCTGAATCCTGCCTCCAGAGCCCTGACCTCGTTGACGACTCGGTCAACTGCAGTTCTTAACTGCGGGCTGATGTCTCTGCGAGCCCTGTAATAGCCGAGCTTTTTCAGGAACCGCTTGAAATACCGAATAACGTATTGGAGGACGTTTGGGTTTCGGCGAATGAAAGCGATCTCTTCCTCTGTGCTGAACCCCCTAGTAACTTTCTGGGCGTGTTGGCGCAGATATTCCTCCATCACTTCGACCTGAGCATCCCTGTCTCCGTTTTGCCAACCTTCTCGTAGACTGGCCCGTTTGGCCTCATTGCCCTCGTCTCCGTAGTTGCTTATAGCTTCTTCCGCCTCGGCGAACGTCATGCTATCAATAATCTCCTGTTGCTCCGAACGAGTAAGGGAGGCCACAGAAGCGGCGTGGGCTATCTCCTCGTTGATAACGACAGCCACGGCATTCATCTGGTTCCGCATGGAGACGGGTCTTCCTCCATTGCGGTTTTGGAGATCCTTCACCAAAGCTGCGAGTTTAATGGGGTTGATAACCATGGTTCCGGTTTCCGAGTTAACGGACGCCATGGTTGGGTGGTTAAGGTCAACGTCCACCCGCATTTCGGGAGGGGCAACACGGTTCCTGACAAATAAAATGAGTCTTTCTAGTGCCTGCTGACCGCGCTGCTCAGCCCTGACATCCACTCCAGTCGCCGCCTGCAAGCCGGATGAAAGTCTGACCGCCTCTTCTTGCGAGCGAGAAACGTCTTCTGCGATCTTGCCTACGATTGCATCTGCGGTAACCGGCTCTTTTGGCGCTGTGTTGTTCGTGGCGGGGTCTGTAGGGAACACGCTGTCGGCAATGAAGTCCTTAGCTGTGCGGGACTTCTTGTTCGGGAGGTTAAGGAACTCCTCCACACCGATCAGATCCCTTTTGCTACGGCGTCTCGCACCCGCTGCCAGAACCGACGAATGTGATAGATCCAGAACGGCTGAGAACGCCGCATCAAACTCAGGACTCGCGCCCCGAAAAAACTTACGGATCGCTGCGATGATTTGTTCAAACCTGCTGTATTCAGCAGGGGCATTACGAGTAACAAGAATGCTCTTTACGAATTTTTGAAAATCCGTTGACGTAAGGAAGTGGGCTACAAATTCATCTACGTTTGAAAGCGCGTCGTATATGCGGGTGTCGTGGTATTTATAGATTCCAAAATCTGCCTGACGTATGGTGGTCGGCAGGTGGAAAAGAGTTCCCTCCTGTGACATCTTCTTAAAGTCCGACTTGATGTCCGTGATGACTCCCTCAAGAAGGTCAATAGCTCTGACTTCTTGTTCGGTCTGTAAGTCAGCAGGCTTTCTCGTGACTCCGGTGACATACGCGTGGATCAACTCATGGAGTAACGTGTCGGCCACGCCCCGAGGGTTATCCCCGTTAATGTTTATCGAGATAGTGGGGGTGCCGTCAGCCAGATTGTCAAACTTACCTGCGTAGTTGAGGTTGGTCTCATCAATAGACAGCTCGATTCGCCGGATAAAATCAGGAGATCCAAGAAGGAGTCGGGCAATGGAGACGAGATGCGAATCGTATTCTTTCTGGGCGCGGTCGGACACATCAGCAATTCTGCGAAGCGCCTCGATAATGGACTCCGAATCTCCATCTTTTAGACCCAGTGCAGCGATCCCGTTCTTGTTCACCGCTTGAATATACCCTTTGCCAAGATTCCGCTGCTGTGAACGAAGCATAAGAGCGCCAACTGACCTGCGGACGTAGTTGTGGAAAGATACAACTTCTGCGTTCGACGGGGTGACTCCTCCCTTGAGGGGGCGTAGCTTATCTTTGAGGAACGCACGGTATGCTGGGTTGGTATTAGGAGACCCTTCAACAGACGCGGAGGACAGCCCCATCAACTGTAACGCCTCCCTTACTGGAGACCCCATTTCAAACTTCCCATCGCGGAGAGCTTTTTGGAACGCAAGGCTGGACGCGTTAGCCCTGTTGTTGCCTTGCGCCATCCATTGAAGCGTAAAACCAAATAGTTGTTTGCTGCTCGTCCGGTTAAAGTCGGTAGTGGATGATTCAAACACCTCGTTTTGCACAAGGTTGACGAAGCTCTGGCGCAAGCTGGGGTCCGCATCAATAGCCGCCAACGCATTCGACTGAACTTCTTTGAGCATGTCGGCGATGCCAGACTCGCTGAAAGGGGGAGGCGCGTTTTCTGGAAACGCGGTGTAGGTATCTTCGGATTCAGATACCGCGTTAAAGTCGGGGTCCGTTTCGAGTGCAGACACAGAATTAACACTAACCGTTGTCGCGAAGGATTCCCTCATGTGCTTGAGGCGGGCCTTCTGTTCGGTCATGTATGTGTCGGCGACTTCTCTACCGAGAGACGGGAGGGATATGGGGTCGCCATTAAAAAGTGATTCCTGCGCCCTGAGTCGTAACTCAATGAGAGCTGACTCCGTGAATTCGGGCGAGAGTTGCCCTGTGTTAGGGATGAGGAACCCCGCCACGGATTCGTTATTTTCAAGGCGGGTAAGAACATCCTGTCGGGTAATTTTTTCTGTGGGGGAGAACGGAGACTGGATGAGTTCATCTGGAGAGCTAAGTTCTTCGCTACGAATCGCGGTCACACGCTCAACCAAGCCAACAAGCCGTGTGTAATTCGGCTGCAACGCAAGCACACGGTCGGCGGGCGTAAGCGCAGAAACAAGGCCGCCGGATTCGGGGACCACGATATCCGACACTACGATGTTGTCGCCAACACGGAAGAACTTGAAGGCGGGGTTCAGCGTAGGAGAATTCAACTGATCGGGTTCAACCACGATAGGTGCTCCCGTCTCAAGCAGACTGAGCATAGTAAGCGGGTCGTTGTTAAACTGGCCCACACCGAACCTGTCCAAAAACACTTTGCCCTCACCATATGCAACATCAAGAGCTATGCCCCCTTCTGGCTTTGTGACAGGAATTTTTGGGAACCTAGCTTTGATCTCGGAGGATATGCGGTCGTTAGCTGCGCTGAGAAACGAGTCAGTAGTCGTCCGCTGATTAACGGGCACGTTAAGTTTCTTCAGTTTAGCTATGCTTACAACATGGGGGAACCCGCTCTCGATGATGGAGTCAATCGACGCGATCTCTTCGGGAGACTGGGTAACTTCCTCAAGTTCGACCTTCTTCTCTATCTTCAAGCCCTTGAGTGCGAGAACCCGATCCTTAAATACTTCACCCCTTAACTCGACAGCTTGTTCTGGGCTTACCGCTTTCCCTTCACGGACACGCTTGTTGAGCGCCCGCCTGACAGAAGATTCTCCCGTGACTTCGGACTGAGCTACCTGCTGCTCCATTTTTTTGTAGAGAGCTTCGGCCTCGTTTATCGCAAGAATGGTATTCCTGAAATTTTGTTCGATGGCCGCTGCTTCTTCTGCGCGGGCAGGGTCTATGAATGTCCGTTTGGCTGGTGGGGTAACCTGAGCCCGCATTTCGCTCCCTAGCTGCGCCCCCTCGATCAAAGCACGACGCTTTTGCATGAGCCCTCTGACCGCTTGGTGGTCGGCGTTTTCGATAGAACTCGACTCACGGAGAGGCAGCTCAAGCTGTCGAAGCATATTTCCTTTTGCTTCGATGGTTGTCGGGTCTGCGCCTTCAGCGATGGGGACATCCTCTGCGAGAACTTCAGATAGGGCTTTGGCAACGGAGTCTGGGTTTACCTTTTCTCCCAGCAACGCTTCCATTTCTGGGTCCGGCGTTATGCCGGACGGTAATTGTGTCCCTTCTTCGGTGGCTTCCGGCTCTGCCCGCCCAATCAGGGCCGCCTGTTCTTCAGCGGTTGGGACCACGGATGCCCGTGCGTCCTTCCTACGCATGTCAGATACTATCGCGTTTACCACTTCAGCAGTTATGGGCGCACCGCTCTCGGTGAGATCAGTGGACATTTGCTCCAGCACATCGTCGTAAAACGAGGACATCTCACGCTGACGGATAACGTCAGGTTGAAGCGAGCGCAGCCCCCGCTGCACAAGAGGGACCGAGCCTCCCATCATACCGCCCAGAGCAAAAGCGTGGAAGGTTTGCTGGAGACGCTCCAGCATCGGGGTGTCCTCATGGAGTGCCGCGTCGGTGATGAGCCCGTTAACAAACTCGTCAATGCTCTCCTCGATACCTTCGTCAATTACTCCCTTGGCAATTCCTTTTACACCCCCGAAAGCATATTTTTTCATGGTCTTCTTGAGAGCAATCTGTGCCGCGCTCAAGAGGTCGCCGTCTAATTTGCCGGTGATAGACTTTCCTACCCTGTTCATCTGTTTATAGGAAAGCCCTTTTAGTAGGGCGTCTTCCATGCCGCCGCGCCCGATAGTAGAAAAAGCAGAAGTAAGGAGCCCTGTGAATGTGCCTGCCATAAGCATGGCTCCGAGTGCCCTGTCGTGAGCCTCATCAGGACTAACGTCAGGGTTTTGCTTTAGCTGATTATATACCGCGCCGTAGGTTGCCGAACCGGAGCGAGTCGCGGCGGGGAGGAAAATGGCGGGGAGGTTGCCCAAGTGAGCAGAAAGTTTGCTATTGTAAGCATTGAGTATGTCAACCGCCCCTTCCTTGGAGCCTTTGACTAGGTTTGCTGCGAGCAAATCTTCTGCCTGATCAGCGGCAGACTTGGCTCCGGTTTTCCTGAAGACACTGGAGGTAACGGCCTTAACCATCCCCTTTGCCGTCATGCTGGCAGTCGCGGTTCCGCCTGCTTTAAGGGACGCGTAAGCGACTCCTCCCGCGCCACCCAAAGGGGCCGTGCCCGCAGCGAGTATTGTAGTCGCGGCAATGTCGATAAGCATAGGTAACGCAGTCTCGGCGGCATCTTGCAAAAACCCAAACTCTTCTCCGAACACGGCAGCTAGTTGGCGGCGGTCTGCGTTCGCCTGACTCACGGACGCCAAGTAGTCTTTGGCCGGATCGAACCCGAACACAGCCGGAATAGCTGCGAATAGCTGGCCAACCCCGTTTACAAATGACATTCCGATTCCGGCAGCCCGTTCCGCAAACTCATTGTAATTGTCTTCGTCTGCGATGAACCCTTCAAGAATCTTGTAATCTTCTACGCCTGCCGAGCGACCAGACACGAGGGCCGTGTTCCACGAGTCAGACACATTTGAGTCAGACAGGAACTTATCCAACCGAGTGAACTCAGATTGCAGCACCCCAACGCGCTGCTTGTTAAGCATATTAACAACTTCTTCGCTAAGGTCTGGGTTGGCGGCAAGGGTTTTGTCGAAGACATCCTTGTTCACCATCGCCTGCATCGACATGACGGGAAGCCCGTAGCCCCCTACGCGGAGATTTTTTCCAATGTCGTCGTCGTCCAAGTCGTGGAACTCAAACATCTCCTTGTTGACGGCGTTCTCCAGAACCATCTGCTCAATGGCCAGTTCCATGTCTTCGGGGCGCATGTCGAACTTGAGGGCATACTTTGCTCCCATTTGCTTGATGTTCGTCCCACGGGCTTCGTCAATAGCTTCGCGGCGGGCCTCTTGTTTTTCAATAGCTTCTCCTTGGCCCATGATATACCCAAAGAAATTTTTTATTCCCCGCCCAACATCACTAGCCTTCTTCTCCACCCAGTCCATGAAACTATACTCGGACTCGGCGGCCTCAGTGGACAACCCATCGATCTGAATGTCGAAGTCCTCGTTCTCGGAACGCTCGACCGCAAGAAGTCGGGACGCTTGGGCTACTTTTTGGATGCGATACAGCGGGATGTTGAAGCCATCCGGTGTGGACAACTGGGCCTGCGCGGCCATCGCGTCGCCCATACCAACACCCCCTTCAGAAGAAGCCTTCAGTGCTTCGACAAGATCCATTTGTGCCGCAGACTCGCCAACAATAAGCTGGCCGTTTGCCAGCTTCGCCATGGGTAGCTCGCCGGAGTCCACCTTGGTGCGTAACAACTGGTCTCGGTTTTTATTTACAACTTCTGTGGCGTTGTTGAGTAGCGGCTGCAATTCTTCTGTGTATTCAACAGAAGGAGACTCAACAGAAGACGCAGACAGGTAATCGGAGAGGATCTGTCGATCCGGTTCACTGGTGGCTAGGCTCTGTTGAAAAGAACGGGCCAACTGATCGAACGTCCGGCCTCTTTGAATGTCGGCGATCCTCTGCTCGACTTCTGCGGCGTTGGAATTGTCTTCGGCAAGAATCCCGTCTTCCTGTAACAACTCCGTAAAACCTTGCCGGAGTCCAGTTTCAATGTCGGGGGTGTAAGCGTCCGCCCGTATAAGTTCTTCGCGGATATAATCCCCGAACTTTAACCTGCTCTCAAGCGGGTCGTCATATACATTGCTGGCGGACCACTCGGAATAACCGAGGGTGTTGACGGTCGGGGTATCAGTTTGCTCAGACATAGCTGACGCGATTGGATATGTGGTTTAGTTAGTTTACTTTTTAATGAGTGATCTTCCTTCCTCGGCGTCGTCTTGAGACGTAGGGGCGTTACCTACAGACAAAGCTCGCTGCTTTTGCATGAGCATATCGAGGACAAATTGTTTTTTCTGTGCCGGAGACGTATACGTGCCCTTGGCATACTCTTCGTATTCTTTAGCGGTAAAGTTTTGCCGCATCGCAGAGTCTTGCGCGAGTCGCTCGGAATCGTTCAAACGGAATTTTGTTGCGTAGTCTCCCGCGTCGATTTGTTCGGGCGTGGGCTCAACTTCGCTCCCTAGCCCCCGCACTGTCCGAATGGCGTCGTCCACAGCTTTCAACTCAGCCTGTTGCCGCTTCGCCAGTATGCCGGTTTGTGTTCGGGCTCTGTTGGCTTTGTCCTGCGCCTTAGCCACTTGAATAATGCCGAGTTCTTTGGGGGTGCGTATACCGTCCATGTCGGCAAGCTGTTCGGTAGCTCCTACATCCCCAAGTGAAGCAGTTGCGTTCATCTGCGTGGTGTAGAAATTTTTCTGCGCGTCTGCACCAGTTACGGATTGAGCGGCACTGTTGAACAAACTGTTAAACATCGGGCTCCCCGCGAGACGGGGGTTTTGCGTGAACACATCTTGGCGAGTCTGATTGATGAAGCTCACCTTACTGAGAGAATCCATATCCGAGTTAAGGCCCTCGGACAAGGTGGCAGACACTCTGGAGATAGCATCTGCCTCTTCCTGTTGTCGCCTGCTTTCTTCCTTTGCTTTCTCAAACTCAAATTGCGCCCGTTGGAAAGCGAGTTCCTGTGCCTGCATTCGACGGTCTTCCGCCAGCATCTGCATCAGGGGTCTGTCGTATTCTTCGTAAAGATACTGCGACATGTGGGTCGATATGGGCCGACCAAAGTAATTGCCCTTCATCGGGGCGATGTCATCGCTATAAGAAAACTCAGCCATTTACTTTTTTGTTAGTCGCTATTGATGGATTTTTCTCCTGCCGTGACCAAGGGTTCTTGTTCTTTTTTGCGCCTTTCTTCTTCCCTCTTGCGGGCGGCTGCAAGTGCTCGGCGGCGTTGATCTTCGGCGATCTCGGCGTTCTCTCTCGCCCTTCTCTGTTCCTCAAGGATGTCCGCTCGTGACTTTACATTAGGCTCGTTAACCGAAAGAACGGCTGCCGCTCCTCTCAGCTTACCCGCTTCTGTGCGGTAACCTTCCTGCTCCAGCCTACGCGCTTCTCGTCGGTAGCGTCCTGCTTTTGTTCCGAGTCGGCGGGGAGCGTCCCCAAGACGACCGACAGATCCGGTCAGTGCGGTGACACCGCTGGCGGGTCGTCTGCCTGCTGCGATATCAGTTGCCACCTTAAACCCGCCAAACGAACCAAAGTCTTGGGTTCTCAGCCCTAACTTCCGTCCTTCAGCTATGAGGTCTATTCTCTTTTCGGCTTCTGTCTTCGGTCTTTCCTCTCGCGTTTCCTCTACTATATTTTCCGGCTCATACTGAATGGGGGGAGCCCCCTCCAAACCTTTTTCCGCAAGCTCGTCTACCGGAGGAGGAGGAGTGGGAGGAGTGGGAGGATCTTGAGGCATGATAGGATCTCCGGTATTGGGGTCGATACCCAAAGGAGCCTCTTCTGGGTCTGTCGGGGGCGTAGCGTCAGCATATATTCCCGCCGCCTGAGCCTTACTACGGAACCCTTCGTCGTTACTGAGGAAAAACTTGCGCCGTTCTTCACGGGACAACTTTCCGTCGCCGTCGGCATCAAACATTTCGAGTAGTTGACCACTTTGTGCCGCTTGCAAAAAAGCCCTCCGGTCGTTCTCATCGAAAGAAATTTTTCCGAGTTTAGCGGCCATATTGGGTAGTTTTTTTACTTCTTCCCAAGAGCGTGGTTCTCTGTCCTGCACCTTTGCCGCCTTGCGCTCATACGCCATCGCCCTCTCTTTTATCGCTTCATCATCACTTCGGCGCGATTCAACCAATGCCGCATACGTTTTCGGGGCCGTAGAAAACTCATCTTGTTCTGTGAAAGAAAATTCAGGGTCGCCAACACGACCCGCAAAAAAGGCTTCGTCATCCCCTGAAGGACGAAACTGAGGGTCCATTTTTGACGTATACTTGTCCCTTACTGCGTCCCCTCGCAGAAGAGCGAGTTTTTGGCTAGCGAGGGCAAAAGACTCGCGTTGCCTTTCGGCCTTTGATTTTCCAGCTTCTGCCGCACTCTTTAGAAAGTCCCCCGCAGGATCTTGGAACATTAACTGCCCCGCCTTAAACGAGGCGTAGGTTGACTCAGCGGGGTTAAAGAACCCAGCTTCAGCCGCCCGCCCAAGATTTTCAGGGCTAAGAAGAGACAAGCCCATGCCAGTGGCGCTACCACTAAGGTCAATGTCTCTATCGAGTCTATCAAACTGCTTAGACCGCCGATTAGTCTTGATAAGCTCCTTCGCTATCTTTTCGGCTTCTTTTTTTTCAAGTCGCCCCTCCGCGATACTCTTCTCAAGATCTTGAAGTGCAACCTCAAGGCCCTCATCATCAAGACCGCCGGACGCATAATTGCGTAGAGCTTTTCGTCGGGCTGCATCAGCCTTCTCCCCTTTCCCAAGAGCGAGGTAGCCGCCTTTTCCAGCTTGCAGTGCCCCCTGAACCAAGGCACCTCCTCGCGCAAACCTAGCGAAGCGACCACCTTTTCCAAACACCGTTGCTGTCGCGGGGACTGTCTGCGCCCCACGCAAAGACAGACTGCCAGCACTGCCAAGGGCCGTAACGGCTCTGGGAGCGATTAACGCGGCATCAACAGCAGTTCTGGCGGTCCCCCCTAACGTCACGGGCGTATCCCTGAGACGAACTGATTCTTTTTGTTTTTTCGCTACTAACTCAATTAGCTGATTCCGTCCGTTCTTTCTCCTATGGACATTAGCTGCATTGTTAATCCCCTGCTTTTTTGCCTCTGCAAGAAGCGCCTTTCTACCTTCTTTCGTTTCGGGAAACTTCTTACCAATATCCTTCGTCCTTCTGGCGATATCCTTGGCGAGCCTTTTATCGGTCGGCCAAATTTGCTTCCCAACTTTCTTCGCGCCTTCAACGAGGGGTCTGATTTTTGACGACATAACTTATTAACCTCTCTTGAGTCTTGAATTTGGATTACGGCCTAAGCCACGGTATGGAGCCATTGAAGATGTGCTGGAGAGAGTTGAAGCCCCCACACCGCCAACGGCACCCTGAACGCCAACGGCACCCTGAACGCCAACGGCACCCTGAACACTACCGCCGCGAGTTCCTTTCGTGGTCTTGCCACGGTCACCCTTAGTTGGCTCCCCCCTGTCGTCCGATCCCGCAGTGGGTGTGTCGGCACCCCCACCACTTTGTCTAGCAACAGCAGCATCAAAGCCTCCCTGAGTAGAAAAGTCTTGTCTGCGAAGACCGGTGAGGGCGCGTTTCGCCCCACCTAACGCATCCCTGCGGGCTTGTTCTTCCGGCTTTTTTAGTCGCATCGAAAGTTCATTCTCATCTTTCCCTTCCGTGAGCATGGCTTCAAACCCCGATACTTTATCAATAGAAAGTCCCGCGTCTGCAAACGTCTTGTCAAACCGCTCGGGGTCAATGTCCAAAAGACCACCTTCACGAGCTTGAAAATCACGGTATTCACCTAAAGTCAGTTCCCCTTTTTCCGCTTTCCCCATTACGGTGTCGTATAATTTTATACGGTCTGCGGTGCGCTGCTTTTTTGCCGCAGCGTCAGGGGGAGGGATAAATTTGAATGACATTTCAAACGGCTAAAGTGCGGATCAAGAATATGTGTTAAGACTTTATTTGTCAATCGAGCAAAACCGCATCTCTGTTCTGCAATGCTTGGCCCAACTGCTTTATTGTTCGTCTTTTGGCCGGTGAATTATTGTTTCCTTTTTCGGGTGGGTCTACCGCGACGAGGCCCAGTCTCTGTCGAGCGCAGTCCAATGCCAGAAAAGCGGCGTCAGCGAGGTCGGGGCTACGTCCAAAACGGGACTTAAATTCAGGCTTCGACTCTATCTTTACCCGCAAGGTTCCGCTTTTTACCATGTCGTAATTGCGGCTGGTAATTTCTTGGGCCAGATCGGTGCTGACTCCAAATACTTGACGAGTCCGCATTAGTTCCTTCCCGACGAACCAAAGCTCGGAGACCCTGTTTACATACAGCTCTGTGCCTACAGAGCGGCTATTGGCGCTAACTCGTCTGTCGCTAGCTTTCCCGCCAAACCCAACCCGCAAGAACCCGCTTTCCCATTCCCCAGACAACACATCGCAGAAAGGAGCGCCCGCACCCGTCGCATCAACCGCCACGTTTTCAGCAGAAATGTTGTGCTTCAGGCAGTAGTTTTTTATTTGTCGAACAATTTGATACGTTCGGGGAACCGATTTATTCGTGGCGTCGTCGTTCATGTGAACAGCATCTCCAAACTCAATCACATATTGCCCCGTGGTGTCATATCCTACGGACGCCGTGTAAAGAATAGTCCGGTCACCCCCATTCGTGAAGGCAGGGTCCACACCTGCAACTTTTACGGGAGTCCCCTGCCACTCAACTTTGTCCATGGCTTTGCTCATCGAAAGTTCATTCTCCCCATAAATCCCCGTCGCCTCGTCTGAATCAAAGAACACAGCGCGAACCATTCGCATGTAACCGCGAGATTCGGGTCCGAGCAGCCCCTTATCTTCGTCAATCTTTTCCTGAGTAGGAAGCCAAGGGTAGATAACTTCTCCAGCTATTATGTTAGGGGAGCGTTCCCCATCCAACCGGATGTAGTCACCACCCCATTTCGTCGGCCACCCATCTTCCGTGTTTGTGTCCACTGAGTCCCAGCCGTTGATTGGCTCCGACCAGATCCCGAACGCGTCGAATCGACTGTTAGGGTTAGACATGCCGATCAGTTGGAATTCAGGGTTCTTGGACAAGTTGGATAGCCCCGCCTGAAGAATGGCCTCGGATAACTCAGAAAGCTCGTCCCCGATAAGGATCACGCGTTTCTGCTTTATACCAATAAACTTGCCAACGGCCTCCCTCGTCTTGCTCTTTTCCGCCGCGATCAACGAAATGCCCGCTCGCTCGATAAGCGTCCCCTTCTCGTCAATGTATGCTGCGTTCCCAATCGAGTCGCGAATCTTGATCGGCGCTCCGTCAATCACGGAAAGCAACGACATGACCGAACCCCAGATCCTCTTGCGGGCTTCACGCAACGTAGTCGATGTCATCAAGACGAGCGTGTCTTTTGGTTTTGACAACCAGTTAACAATTCCCCATGCCGCCATAGTGTGCGACTTGCCAGAAGAAGCGGAACCGCCGATAGCCAAATACTTGTTGTTGAGTGCCGCCCAAATCATTTGTTCGGCCCATGGGTGCTTCACCATTAACTTTTCAGGGAGATCACCATGGTTCCACAGTTCGTCACACACTCTCCAAAAGTAATACTCTCGCGCACGTAGGTGTTCATGGTTAGCGAACCCATACAACAAAGCGGTGATGAGACTGGTGGGTGGTAGCGAAAGACCCCCTACATCCATGCGTTTTGTCTTGGGGTCGATTCGGGGTTCCAGTATCTGCTTGATGCTTGGGGCGCTTACCGACATAATCAAATCCACAGATTACGCCGTAACAAAGTGTCTGACAAACCTAAAGACAGCCTCCAGCAACGGGCCTTGACGATGTATAAAGCGGACTGGAAAACAGTTTCCATCGCTAAAGAACTAGGGGTCCACCCCGGCACGGTGCGTCGTTGGTTCAAAAAAATGGGCATACCCGCCAAGAAGAACGGGCTGCAACCCCACGCGGAGCCCCCAGAAGAAAAGCCTTCGGACGAGCTTGCCGAAGCAATAGACAACCAACTTGAATCCACTACTGACGAGGCGATTTTGCGAGCAAGTCACGACGCTCGGCAGGAAGAGGACGAAGCGATTCTGGAAATCGCGGAGCGTCAGTCCACGCCCGCTGATAAATACCAACATTATGCGGCAGCCACGGGCATCAAGCTCATGCGCGACAGCGTCAAAAACTTGCGCCCACCAAAGACAGTTCGTGAACTATCTGAACTCGACCAATTTATACGCCGAAATCTCGGACTGAACGCCAAGTCGGGCGGAAGCAGTAAGATGCAAATCGACATCTCAATACTCAACAACACAAAAGCCGACCGAGGTGACGGCGCGGTTAAGCCAGTTATCGACTTAGACTGATGATTTTTGACTTTGACTCCGGTGCTCCTGAATTCAGTGGCGCTCGATACGAGCCGTCCGACGATCCGTTTTTCTACCGCCAGCTTGACCCAACTTGCTACACAGGCTTCTCCGAAGAAGCTAGCAGCAGCAAAAAGAAAAGCGGAGTCCTTATGTTCAGCGAACTGAAGGACGCATACATAGGCATGGTTGAGCACCCGCGAAACCCCCCAGTGGCCTGCTATTCAGTATCGGGGACCAAAACTATTCTGAAAGAGAAGCATGGCCTTAACGACAAGGAGATCAAGATGGCGCTCGACCAACTGAAGTCTTGCGACCTCGGCCCCAACACCCCGTGCTTCCTCGACTCAACCGACTTGGAATAATGGAACCTTTGTTTAAGAATAGGGAAATTGAGGTCAACCCAACCGTCCTGATTCGCGAAGATCACCCATCCAAAAATGACTTCTCGTTTAAGCACAAAATATTAGTGGGCATGTTTTTCAGGGTGATCCCTTCGACTGCCCGAGAAGTGTTCTTTATCCAAGGGTTGGTTAAAAATTACGTTGTGTTCACACCTGAAAACGGCGACGGTCTGATCATATCCCCTTCGTGCCTGAAGGGTATGAAGCAGTGATTGTTGGGATAGACAACGGATTAGACGGAGGGCTTTGCGCTATCTCCGCATTCGACGGGGGCATCATTGATAAAATTGCAATGCCCACGATGCAGCGAAGCAAGAAGCGGGAAGTGGCCACCGCCAAGATAAACGAGTGGCTGGTCAACCTGAACACGCCGTTCACGCTGGCAGTAGAGGAACCGCTGGCCCACGCGAAGAGTTCGCAAGCAGTCCGTTCGATGGCGCTTAGCTTTGGGAAAATCGTCGGGATGGCCGAGGTAAAAGGATACGATCTGGTTCGGGTCTCCGTCCATAAGTGGCAAAAGAAAATACTGGGTAACATACCAAAGGGCATGTCCAAAGTGGCTGCCCTCAATGCTGCCGAGAGAATGGCCCCCGAAGAAAACTGGCTAAAGAACAAACGGTGCCGGACTCCACACGACGGAATGGTCGATGCGTTTTTAATTGCTCAATATATTTTGACAGGCCGACAGAAAGGTGTATAATTACCGCTATGCCAAACAGCCACTCTGATAGAGACCACGCTGAATTTTCTCCTTCTGCTCTGAAGTATATAGCAGGCTGTGCTGGGTTTCACGGAAGAAGCGGAACAAGCGCGGCTGCCGAAAAGGGCACAAGGATACACGAAGCGTTGGAAGTCGAGGACACCTCCAACCTTCAGAGCGAGGAAGAGATTTCTATCTATGAGCAGATTATGGAGGAGGAAGGAGCGTTCCTCGCCAACTACGCCCAGAGCGGGAGAGAACAGACCGAAGATTTCAAGGAGATCCAGTTGACCGTTGAACTGGAAGGGACAGAAACTTGGGGGACTTGCGACCGCCTTACCGTCTTCGATGACGACACAGCAGTTCAAGCAGATTACAAAACGGGAATCTCCTTGATTGATCCACCGGAAAAAAACTGGCAGGCGCAGGCTTACACCGTAGGAACTTTTCAGAGGTTCCCAGAATTGAATGAGATCACATTTGTATTCTACGTCCCCGTTAGAAACGAGACGCTGTTTCACACGTTCACTCGGGATGATGTTCCTGCACTTGTCAGGAAGCTGTCGGAAATAATCAAAAAAGCAGAAGAAGTCCGGCCTAAATGGAACGACGGCACACCAGAACTCTCCGACCTAACTCCCACAGTAAACTGTCGGTTCTGTCGCCATGAAGATGCTTGCCCCGCGCTAGGTGGGTTAGTGGTTTCTGTAGCCAAGAAGATCAATACTGAACTGCCGGACGTTGACCTCGACGAAACCGACGACCCAGAGGTCGTGGAGCAGCTATGGGTCATCGCAAAGATGGTATCTAACTGGGCTGACCGGCTGAAAAAGCGGGCAGTCAACATGGCTAAAAACGGAATTGAGTTTCCAACTTTACGCCTCCGCAACATGGGGACCACGAAGAAGGTGGAAGATAACATAGGGCTGGTGGATATTGCCGAACAGTTCGGTTTGGATAAGGACGAAGTGCTGGAAGCAGCTAACCTCCCCCTCGCAAAACTGGCAAAAGTGGTGGGCGACAAAGTGCCAAAAGAAGACCGGAAAAAAATTTCTCAAGAATTTGTTGACGCCTGCGTCGAAGCGGGTATAGTCACCGCATCTCAGGCGAGGCACACCCTCTCCTAAAGCAACGAAACACAGACACAAGAAACATGGCAGGTAAAATTAAGGAAGCCGCAACAACGGAAATCATGTCTCCCGCGAGCATGATGATTGAACCAAGCGACATCGAGATCCCACGGATCAATGTTGTGCAAAAAACATCTGAGATTGACGCCCCGTTTGGGAGCATCGTTTTGGATAAGCAGTTCGTTATCGCAGAGCCGGAGACGGCTGTCGCGGCCATCCCAGTCTCCGTGGCCAAGGGGTGGCGGGAAGACATTCCCTACGACGACGACGAGATTCCTCGCATCGCTAACTCTCAGGAGGAGCGGGACGAGATCGCCAAGACTTCAGACTACCCAATGCTGGAGTTCGCGGACATCACGCTTCTCTTTGAGAAGCCGGACAAGACGGATGTAGGGGCCGCCTATCCGTTCCCTATTGGGGATCACCTCTACGCCCTTGGCCGCATCAACGTGGCGAAGGACGCGTATCGCCAGACCTTCAAGCGTCTGGCTACGTTCACCCTGTTCAACCCCGACACGCCTCCTTCGACGAGATACTGGGACTTTACGTCCTCGCTCATCTCTCGTGGGAAGTATTCGTGGTATGCTCCGTCCCTCACGTTCACCGACAAGGAGACCAGTGAGGCTGTCCAGAAGTTCACCAATAACTTTGCAAGGTAATGGCGGACTTCGACGAAAAGACAGTGGAGGAGGAAGTCGTCATGCTTGGGGGCATGATCGACGACCTCGACAACTCAATCAATACTGCCTACGAAAGTAAGCACAAGCTCATGTCCATCCGAGCCGCGTTAGCGGGGGCCATCGGCATGTCCCTTCCAGCAGAAGACAAGAACCAGTTAGATCTGACTCTTGTCATGGACGGGGAAGAAGTCGATGTGGTCAAGGAGGAGCAGTAACAGGTCAGGTATTGTGGCGGGGTGATTAGAGATTTATTCTTTGTTCTCTAGTCATTCTGGTTAAAGCATCGCCTTCGTGGTAACCACATAAAAGCCACGGCGTTATCGAATAGCCCCTCACTGGTTTCGCTCATTGCCCAGTGGGGGGCTTTTCTTTTGAAGCCATGGAAATCTACGCGCTCGACTACGAGACTTATTATGACAAGCGGTGCAGCATTAAAACGCTCGGCCCTCTGGGATACTTCTCGCACCCAGAATTCGACGCTTACCTGCTGACCGTGAAGGGAACCGACGGCACAGAGTTCGTCGGACACCCCAAAAAGTTTAACTGGAATTTACTTATTGGTAATACGGCCCTGAGCCACAACGCATCTTTCGATGAAACCTTATATCTATATGGCGCTGCCCAATCGTGGTGGCCAGAAGTCCAACCAGCCGAGTGGCATTGCACGGCGGACCTTGCGGCGTATTGCCGCCTTCCTCGGTCGCTTAAAGGAGCGAGTCATGCAGCTTTTGGACTAGAGATCGACAAGTCCACTCGCGACAACATGAGCGGGAAGAGGTGGGAGTCGATGACGGACGAGTTCCGCGAAGAGGTAAGCGCGTATGCTATCAAGGACGCAGAACTTTGCTTACGGCTGTGGGAAGAGTTCAGCGGCCGCTGGCCAGAAGAAGAACGGGTTATCAGCACCCTGAACCGGAGGATCTGTCAGGGAGGAATCCCAATCGACACGGACCTCTTGAAGAAACAACTGGAGACCATCAACGAGAAGTTGTTTGAGGCGGAGTCCACAATCCCATGGCTTGGCAGTAAGCCCCTTCTAAGCCGCGCAGCGTTCGACGAGGAGTGCCAGAAGGTGGGGCTGGAGCCACCTGCGAGTCTAGCGAAGACCAACCCAGAGAGTAGGAAGTGGATTGAATACAACAGTCAGAAGCACGACTGGATCGAGGCCACGCAGAACTGGAGGAGGATCAACGCGCTCAAGAAAAAGGTCGAGAGCTTCGACGTAGCCACTATGCCAGACGGCAGATACTACGGAGGATTTATGTATTTTGGGGCTCATACCGGACGGTTCAGCGGGAGTGGGGGGAACCTCAACCTCCAGAACTTGCCAAGGGAGGAGATGTTTGGGGTCAACTTGCGCCACCTTATATCCACAAAAAAGGAAAAAAGATTGGTGGTAGCCGACCTGAGTCAGATCGAAGTCCGAACATTGTGCTGGCTGGCAGGGGATGCGGACATGATGAAAGAGATCGAGGAGTCGAACGATATTTACGAGGCGTTCGCGATTCGATTCGGGGCATGGAGTAAAGAGAAAGGGTCACTCAAACAAGACCCCAAGCTCCGGCACAAAGTTAAGGCGATGGTTCTGGGGTGTGGATACGGAGCAGGCAAGAAACGATTTGCTGAAATGTCTGGCATGGCTCAGGCCGAAGCTGACATGGCCGTTGACTTGTATCGGAACTCAATGCGAAGTGTAACGAGCTTATGGCAAAAATATAATGTAGAAGTTAGGGGTGCCTATGACCTTTCCCAGCAGGGGGTGTCCACCCCGTTCACCGTAGATTTGCCGAGTGGACGGTCTCTCGATTACGGGCTGATATCAGCCGAGCCATTCAAGGGCAGACTTCAATACACCGCATATTTCCCCAAAGGAGCTAAGATGGTCCCCGTCCGACTGTGGGGCGGGTTCATCGCTGAAAACGCTTCGCAGGCACTCGCGAGAGATATTTTCTCGGATATGCTTGTCAGAATAAACGAAGCGGGGCATAGAGTAATCATGCATGTCCACGATGAAATCGTCGTTGAGGCTGATGCGGATGAGGCGGACGAAGTCTTGGGGGATGTCCTCAACATAATGTCTACCCCACCGGAGTGGATCGCTGACATCCCACTTGATGCTGAAGGAACCACACTAACTAGATACACAAAGTGACTTACCGTTATATTGAAAACCTGCGGAGTTCTGCTGCCAGAAAGTCGGCTGACCTCTCCAAAATAAACTCCCCCATACCTAAGTTCGCGTCGAAAGCCGAATACCGCGCATGGTGTGCGGACACAAAAACAAAACACGTATTTTACTCAACAATAGAAGGTCGCGCCCCATCGAAACGGGTGTCTACCGATAACCCACTCAACAAGGTTTATGGTATTGTTGCTGACTATGACGCTCCCGTTAACTGGAGTTTGGTGGATGGTAAGATATCTACAATATGTGCCAACAACCTCCCAACATGGAGAACTAAAACATACAGTGGATACATTCGTCTGGTGTGGGAATTCGAAGACGGCGTCCCAGTTCCTCCAGATATGTTTGCGGCGTTCGCCAAGGAACTGAAAAAGATACTAAAGCTCAACAAGATTTTTGCTGGCTTCGATGAGACCTCGTTAAATCCATCACAATATTTTGAGTTAGGGGTTGATTGGCATAAGATTGGTGGACCCCTTCCAAAGGCTATTGTCCACACCGCATTACTCAAAGCCGCAGAAACAAACCCACCGCAATCCGGTGACACTGCCGTCCCCATAGATGTAGTCGCGGAAAAAGTTAAAGCTGACTTTGGGCACAGGTGGGTAGGCCCGTTTGAAATAGGAAGCCGTGGCCCACTATTCTGGATTGATGACGGTATCGACAGGGAAGGTTGTCAGGTCGCCGAAGACGGAATGATCTGCTACAGCGACAGGGCGGGCCGTGGGTTCCTGTCTTGGAGGGACATCTTTGGGTCTCCTTTCGTAGAAGATTACGAACAGAAAAAGCTCGGGTCTCTTCTCGATGAATACTGGTTTAACGGAAAGAGATTTTTCAAACTCCTAAACGATATCGCCGTGGAGATACCAAGAGACCAACTCGTATTAGAGTTGCGCCAGATGGGGTTCTGTCCGAAGCAGAAAAAAGGTAAGCCGCTGTCAGAAGTCGAGGCCGCCCTGCTTGTGATAAGCAACCAAAACAGGATCACGGAGATCGCTCCGGTTGTATTCTCCAAGCACCGAGTAGTTGAAGAAAGTGGTAACCGTATTCTCAACACAGCAACCGTAGAACCAGTGGAGCCTGCTGACGACGGTGACCCAAAGAACTGGCCATTCCTCAACGCATGGCTATCTCAACTATTCGATAATTCTACTTCCCGCCCCACAGTGGAATACTTCTACGCGTGGATGAAGAGGTTTTACGAAGCGGTCCTTGAACGGGAGACACGGCAGGGGCAAGCGTTGATTCTTGTCGGACCAACTAACAAAGGAAAGAGTCTGCTATCTAACAGAGTTATCTCGGGGCTAGTCGGTGGGTTCTCTGATGCTTCCGATTACTTGTCGGGCCACACCAAGTTCAACAAAGATCTGGGGCGCGTGGCAGCATGGGTTATTGACGACACGACAAGCGCGAGTTCCTTTCAGGATCAAAGAAAAGCAACCGAGCTAATCAAGCGAGCCGTTGCTAACCCGAGGATTGAATACATGGCTAAGTATGCGGACGCCATCTCGATCCCATGGGCAGGGCGTGTAATCATGTCCCTGAACATGGACGCCAATAGCTTATCCGTGATCCCCGCCCTTGACAGCAGCAACCGTGACAAGCTCATAGCCTTAAAAGTGAGAGACTTTGCTACGAGCAGCTTCCCCCCGAATAAATTGTTAGAAGCAACTATTAAAAAAGAGCTTCCCTTTTTTGGTAAGTGGTTACTGGATTGGACGGTCCCACAAGAAATTGAATCGTATGGGAGGTTCGGGGTTGTTAGCTTCATCGACATCTCCGTTGCTTCAGCGGCCTACGACAACTCAAGCCGATCTGCTGTTGCTGAACTGGTTGAATTCTTCGCTAAAAAGTGCCGCGCCATGAACGATACAATGAAGAGTTGGGAGGGAACCCTCACGGAATTTCAGGTGACCCTTCACGACTTCAACAACGGGCGTAACGTCGGGATGTCAAATAATCTTGAGTTCGTCCGTCGCGGTATGTCCGCACTGGAAGAAGCTGGTAAAGCGAACACCAACGTCAGGCCCGTAAAATCAGTGGGGCATGGTGGGGGGAAAGTGTGGACTATAAGCGTGGAAGAAAAATACGACATCACGCCCGCCACAGTCGTGGCTTCATAAAGAGGATGGGGAGCGCAAGCTGGAGATGGGGATATGATATCCTGACACTTTGTAGGCGAAGCCATAGTCGTCCTCTTCTCCCTTGCGCTTGAATTCACCCTGCTCCAGCAGACGGTTCTTGGTTATCCACCCTAACATCCAAGCGCGGGTGAGGTCTTTACGGACACGGACAAAAAAGTAATGGCTCGCTTTCAGGGGTTTACCCTCTCCACACACCACAGATGCCGTGTAATGTGGCCTAGGTTTGTCGTGGCATGTCTTGGACTTTACGTCGATTTTTCGATTTCCCAATAAGTAGTCGTGGGTCAGGCTGTAGTTGCCGACGTATTTGGCATCGGGAAAAAGAAGTTCAAACCCAATTTCACCAAGGAAGCCCGTCATGCGGCCCGCACCACGGGTGAACGAATTGGGGAGCACACCAAGATTCTGACTCCTCTCGAAAGCCTGTTTTACATTTTCGGAGTTCGGGGTGAACTTAATAAGTTTGCCTCGGCGTTCTTTTGAGAACTGACGAGACAGTTTTTTCTTCATCTACCAGAGGTGTTTGCACGCCCAATATCTCGCCGTAGTTTTGTCTTTTGCAGTTTTGCAATTGTGGCGGGCGCGAAAATTAGCACGTCGTTTGGGGTTCTTGTGTTTGCGGAAATCAGAATAATCCCTGTGCCCGTAAGAAACTTTTTTAACTTTGTCGCCTTGCTTGCCGAGGACGACGAACTTTTTCTTACTCCCTTTAGGAGCGCGTTTCGGTTTGTTGAAACCAGCGAAAGTTTCGCCGTGGTATTGAATTCTACCTGAAGGCAGGCGCTTGAACCGCTTAGTAGCCACTTCCCATACGCCTCTCTACGGCCTCCGTGAAAGACTCGTCTCTCTTGGCTGCTTTCTTTTTAGCTGTTTTTTTAGGAGCTTTTTTCTTAGCCGCTTTTTGGGAAGCCGCTTTTTTCTTGGCCGCAGGACTTAGGTCATCAAAATGAAACAGTTTTTGACTGTCCTTATTGTGGGACGAGCCTGTGTGAAGCTCTCCGTTTGGCATCTTGTGAGTTCCTCCAGTATGGAGGGTTCCGTCTTTAGTGAAGTGTGGGACTCCTTTCATTATTTATTGTGGTTATCTTTTTGAGGCTTTTAAAAAAGCTCGTCGTTCTGCGTCTGTGTATTTGGCTCGCTGCTTTCCTTTTGCAGTAGCCGCACGTTTTTTGCGGTTACCTGCTGCCTTTTGAGCGGAAGACAACATATTTCTAGCTGCTCGGGGCAAGTAACGCTCCCCCGTTTCGGAAGACTTCTTACCAGAGCTGGTTCCCCAGTCTTCTTTTGTCCACTTTTTCAAGGACTTCTGCGACTTCTTCAAGGCCATTATCGGTATCCTCCTCCCTTAGCTTTGTATTCACGGGCGAGCATTTGTGCTTTTCGGGCAGACCACTGCCCGCTACGGCCTCCTTTTGATCCGGCTTTAATCCGTTCAAAGAGACGTTTACGCATCGTGGGCTTTGTGTAGTTGCCTGCTTCGTTAACTCTGGATTTCTTTTTTGGCATTAGCTTGGAATCTTTTTGTAAATCGTTCCCATGCTGGAAAAAATATTTCGTCGATACAACGAACAATGGCCTCTTCTTCATACGCCTCACAATAAGCGAGACCGGAAATGCCTAACGCAGCGTGAACCATCTCATGGCGGATTGTCTCGATGAGATCTTTCCCTTTCAGGCTCTTGTCTATCTCAATGAGTTTGCGCCGATGGGAATACATCCCGTAGCAGTCGTCGTCGCCTAGATCTCTGAAGCGGATTCGGACCCGAACCCCGCCCATTGTTATGCTCTTGGGGACGCTCATCCTTCGGCAAACTTTTCAATCGCACGGGCGTAGACCCCAACTAAGGCCCCGCGATTGTGGTTAATATTGTCCCACTCTTTCTCATTACTCCCAAAAAATGGTTCAGCAATAACAGCTACAGGGCGCACCTTCCGCAGCAAGTAAGAGCCGCGTTGATTACGTGTCCTTGGCTTCGCACCTCTGGCTTTCATGTCAGGGAAGGACGCGGACATTTCATCGCTCAAGATACTGGCGAACTTCTTACCACCCTCGCTTGTGTGCCAGTAAAGCCATTCGTGCCCAGAGGCTGATGGACCGGCGGAATTAAAATGCAGCTCAATCACCGCATCGATGTCGTCTTCGACCAGCTTACGAGCTAAGTAGTTGATCCCACCTACGTAGCTTTTAGCGGGGTATTGGTCGTATATTTTATAATCGACCGACAACACGCTGGAAATACGCCGCACGATATCGCGGTTGAAATCCCACTCCGAGAGAACATAGTCACCTACGGTATAGGCTCCTTGGTCTCTTAACCGAGAGTGTCCGACTGCTAGACCAATTTTCATTACAATGATTCTTCTAATGCTTCTTCTAATGCTTTAATCTTTTTCTCCACAAGAGACTTATGGACTTCAAGATTCCTACCGCCCTCCACAGGAAGTCGTTTGTCTAACAAAGACTGGAGCATTTTTAGCTCATTCGCTATTACTTTTGAATCTGGTCTTGGCTGTCTTCTTTGGTCCTCTGAAAATTTTCTTTCGTCAGCAATAACCTTATCAACTATATCTTTTTTATATAGCCTCAACAATTCGGAAGGAGGCAAACCTCTTCTCTCTTTTCGTTTTTTATCCTCTGCCGAGATCTTCGTCAGAAAATTTTTAGCACGCTTCCTCTGGGCTTTGCGCAAATCCATATTGGCCTTATGCATATCCGCCACGTTTCTTTGCGTCCGTTGAACAGCTTTTGTTATCCCATAACCCACTCTCACCGGATCTGCTAAACCTTTAATGAAGCGGTCCACCGGTAAAACATTAGGGTCAGTAGCCATTGCTTCAACTTCTGCCTCCGCTTCTTCTCGCGCAGCCTTTGCTCGCTCCTCAGCATCATGAGTGCGTAAACCGGGCACCAATTGAAGCGCTTCCCACGCTGTCAACACCCCCTCAACGGGGTTGAGTTTTTTGCCTAATGCTTTTGTAAGTTTACCCGCTCGTTTCGCTGCTTTTAAGGTAGCAGCGGTAGTCGAAAGACCTTGCATCCCAGCCTCCGCATAATCACCAGCATCAGGCTTATTTGTTCGATCACTCATTTTTTAAGAATGCGATAGAGTGAAGCCAGCCCCACAGCGATGCCCACGATGAGCGACCCCACTCGTAGCCAGT